CGGTATTCATCAACAAGTCCTGACGTAATGGGGGTTAATACAACTAAATATGTTAATCGTAGTGATAAAGCCCAGGGTGGTATAATGAGTTTAAATGGAAAAAAATAATGACTAAAAAAAATCCAACGCTTGTAAAAAATATGAAGTATGTTAAGTTCGACCAAATTCCGCCGGTTAGTGGACCAAATCCACAGGGGTTGATTAAAGATAAAAAACAAGATAAACCAATACAGGAGAATAAATATGGCAGATATAGATAAGACTCTCCCAAACGTTAATATACCTACAGATGAAGTTGCAGAGGAAATTAATGTTGAAGAGTTCGAAGATACCGGAAATGGTCCAGTAGAAATTACAGAAGACGAAGATGGGGCAACAATTGATTTTGACCCTAATGCAATGCAAATGCCAGAAGACGGCGGAGATCACTTTGCAAACTTAAACGATTTACTTCCCGAAGACGATACCAGCGCCATGGGTAATCAACTACAAAGCGATTACATGGAATACAAAGAAGGTAGAGCTGAATGGGAAAGAGCTTACATAGTAGGCCTAGATTTATTAGGATTTAAATATACAAACAGAACAGAACCTTTTCAAGGAGCATCAGGTGCAACTCACCCGGTACTTGCTGAAGCAGTTACACAATTTCAATCATTAGCTTACAAAGAATTACTGCCTTCTGATGGACCCGTAAGAACACAAGTTATGGGATTAAGTGATCCTGCTAAAGAACAGCAATCACAAAGAGTTAAAAATTTTATGAACTATCAATTGATGGATCAAATGAAAGAGTACGAACCTGAGTTTGATCAGATGTTATTCTACCTTCCATTATCAGGTTCAACATTTAAAAAAGTTTATTATGACGATTTACTGGGACGAGCGGTTTCTAAGTTTATTCCAGCCGATGACCTTGTTGTTCCGTACACGGCTACCTCATTAGACGATGCGGAATCAGTCATCCATGTTGTTAAAATGTCGGAGAATGATTTAAAAAAACAAATGGTTGCAGGTTTCTATTCAGATATAGAACTTACAAAACCAACAGGTACTGTTACTAATGATCTTGAAGACAAAGAACGTGAAGTAGAAGGTGTTAACAAATCACAAAGAGTAGATCCGTTATATACAATTTTAGAATGTCACGTTAATTTAGACTTAGAAGGATTCGAAGACGTTGGTGAAGATGGCGAACCAACAGGAATAAAATTACCTTACGTCGTTACAATCGAAGAAGGTAGTAGGAAAGTTTTATCGATAAGAAGAAACTTTGCTCAAAATGATCCAAAAAAACTTAAGATCCAATATTTCGTCCACTTCAAATTTCTGCCTGGACTAGGGTTTTACGGTTTAGGATTAATTCATATGATTGGCGGACTAAGTCGTACTGCAACTGCGGCTCTCCGTCAGTTATTAGATGCTGGAACGTTATCAAATTTACCAGCCGGATTTAAACAAAGAGGTGTCAGAGTAAAAGACGATGCCGCTAATATACAACCAGGTGAATTCAAAGACGTTGATACACCGGGTGGTAATTTAAAAGATGCTTTCGTATTCTTACCATACAAAGAACCATCGCAAACTTTATTACAGTTGATGGGAATTGTAGTGCAGGCAGGGCAGCGTTTCGCGTCCATTGCTGACATGCAGGTTGGTGACGGGAATCAGCAGGCGGCTGTTGGTACAACCGTAGCTCTTTTAGAACGTGGTTCAAGAGTGATGTCAGCGATACACAAAAGACTGTACGTAAGTCTTAAGCAAGAATTTAAATTATTAGCTGGTGTGTTTGGAACATACTTGCCTCCTGAATATCCTTACGATGTTCCTGGTGCTGCAAGAAATGTAAAACAAACTGACTTTGATGATAAGGTAGATATCCTACCAGTTGCTGATCCAAACATATTCTCAATGAGTCAGAGAATATCTATGGCACAAACTCAATTACAATTAGCTCAATCTAATCCGCCAATGCATAATATGTATGAAGCGTATAGAGATATGTATATGGCTATCGGTGTAAAAAATATTGATAGAATTTTACCACCACCTCCACAGAATCAACCTAAAGATCCGGCGTTAGAACACATTGATGCAATGGGTCAAAAACCTTTTCAAGCGTTTCCAGGTCAAGACCATAGAGCACACATAACATCACATTTAAACTTTATGGCTTCTAATTTTGTTAAGAATAATCCTAGCATTACAGCAGCGTTAGAAAAAAATATATTGGAGCACATGTCTATAATGGCACAAGAACAAGTTCAGTTAGAGTTCCAACAAGAAATGCAAATGTTGCCACAACTACAACAAGCTGCAGTTCAGAATCCTCAAGCTAAACAACAGTTCGACCAAATATCTCAAAAGATAGAAGCTAGAAAAGCTATTCTAATTGCTGAGATGACTGAAGAGTTTATGAATGAAGAAAAGAAAATTACATCTAACTTTGATCATGATCCTTTACTATCTCTTAAAGAAAGAGAAGTTGATCTAAAAGCTATGGATGCAGAACGTAAAGTAACTGAAGACGAAGCTAGACTTAATTTAGATAAAACTAAGTTCTTACAAGGTCAAGAACTAGCTAAAGAAAAAATACAACAAAATGAAGATTTAGCTAATTTAAGGGCTGATACAGCCATGGCTAAGTCCGAAATGTCTGCAGAAGTTAAATTAACCTCAGATGCTATGAAGGCCCAAGACGTAAATGTCTTGAAAGGTCCTCGAAGATAGTGTACTAAAACTTAGGAGATAATTATGAAAATAACAAAACCAACAGCGACTGACATTAACAAAGACGGTTACAAAACCGGTGGTGTTGATGTAAAAGTCGATTCTCAAAACTTGCACCTAGATCCTAGATCTCAGACAAGTATTAGAGGAAGAAATTTCGTTGCCCAAGGTGATGTTGCTGACGTTAGAGGAACTAAAAGAATGTTAGCTACAAAATCTAAAAAAGCTACTTGGTACTAACATGTGGTTATCGGCAATTAAATTAGCCGTTTCTGCGGGCTCAAAAATATACGCTAATAAACAGAGAACGAAGATGGCTATGTCAGATGCACAGCTTATGCACGCTGAGAAAATGGCTACTGGTGCAGAAGCTTACCAGGGAAAATTATTAGAATCCAGACAATCAGATTGGAAAGACGAATTTATTTTGATCTTGCTTTCGGTGCCCATCGTAATGTTGGGATGGAGTGTCTGGTCAGATAATCCTGTACATATGGAAAAAATGGAGCTATTCTTTGTGCACTTTGGAAATTTACCGTTATGGTATCAAACAATTTTTGTTGGTGTAATTGCTAGCGTCTATGGACTTAAGGCAACACATCTGATAAAGAATAAGTAATTAAGGAGAAAATATTATGAGAAACGATTATGGAACAAGACCCTACATTTCAAGATTCTCAGGTAAGACTGCAAAGTCAACACCTAAGAAACAAAATGCAAATGATAGACTAGATGAGTCTTTAGCAAGAGATGGTAAAGAATCTACTAAGTCTCAGTCTTTCAAAGATAGAAGAGACGAGTCAAGAGGAGAATAATTATGTCAAAAATACAAGCAGGTCTAAAATTTGCAGAAGGTGTTAAGAAATACACCGGCGCTGCTCTAAGAGGTTTAGGACTTTCAGGTAAAAGCAAAACTGCCTCTGGTTTAAAACACCCTGTAATAGATAGACTTAAAGTTGGAAAAAAATTAAAACAAAAAAGAGATGTCCAAGATAACATAGTTTCAGATAAAGACAAAGTTATGAAAAATTTAAATACAGAAAATAAGCTAGGTGTTAGAACTAAAGTTCCTCTTAAAAACTCTAATAAAGAAGTATCTGATATTTTAGATAAAAAATAATGCTTAAGCATTTTAAAAATTTCATCTGTTCACTATTTAATATTAAAGCTTGTCAATGCGAAGATGAGCATATAGAATATTACACAAAAGTACCAGAGCCGGATGTACCGGTTCATCAACCATGTCCAACACACAGATATTTTAAAAAAAGATGTCCTATGTGTCAGGCTGCAATAAAAGGAAACTAAAATGGCTAAAGTAGCAGGAAGTAAAAAACTACCTAAAAAGAAAAGTAAATTTCCAGATCATTCAGGTGATGGTAAAATTACTCAAAGAGATATTTTAATGGCTAAAGGAATTATTCCTAAGAAAAAAATGAAAAGGAAAGCATAATGGCTAAAGCAAAAGGACTCTACGCTAACATCCAAGCTAAACGTAAAAGAATCAAGGCAGGTTCAGGTGAGACGATGAGAAGACCTGGAGCCAAAGGTGCACCTACAAAAAAAGCATTTGTAAATAGCGCTAAGACAGCTAAGAAACCTAAGAAGAAAAAGAAAGCGTAATGGCTTCTGCAGCTTGGACTAGAAAAGAAGGTAAATCTAAATCAGGCGGCTTAAATGCTAAAGGTAGAGCAAGCTATAAAAAAGGTACTTTAAAAGCACCTACTAAATCTAAAACAAGTTCAAGACGTAAATCATTCTGCGCAAGAATGAGTGGTATGAAGAAGAAACTAACATCAGCAAAAACAGCAAGAGATCCAAATTCAAGAATTAATAAATCTCTTAGAAAATGGGATTGCTAGAAAGTAAAAATGGAACCAGAAGTATTACTAGCTCAATTAAGTAAAAGTTTAGCTAGAAGAATAAATCAATTAGCCTTATCCGTTACATCCGGAGGGGTTGACACAATGGAAACTTACAAGTATATAATAGGACAGATAAATGCACTGGAATCAGTGCGTCAGGAAATCTCTAACCTGCAACAAGATAAAGGAGCGGAAAATGAAGAAAGCGGAACAGTCATCAATATTAAAAGAGGTCCCGAAAGTTAAGTCAGGCCTTTTAGATAAATACAAATCAGAACCTAAAGAAGAAGTTACTAAAGAAACTACTAAGTTACCTCAACCTACTGGTTGGCGTATGCTAGTTTTACCTTTTAGAATGAAAGAGAAAACTAAAGGTGGAGTTTTATTGGGAACTGAAACAATAGACAGACAACAAGTTGCATCACAATGCGGAAACGTTATTGCTATGGGACCTGATTGTTACAAAGACCCGAAAAGATTTAGCGATGGTCCATGGTGCAAGGTCGGAGACTGGGTAGTCTTCGCACGTTATTCCGGATCACGTATAGAGATTGAAGGTGGAGAAGTTCGTCTTCTTAACGATGACGAAATATTAGCAACCGTGGAAGATCCAACAGATATCTTACACAAATTTTAACAACATAGGAAGGACACTATGCCAGAAGAAATAAAAAAATCAGCCGGAGATATTCAGGTTGAGTTAGATACATCCGGACCAGAGGTCGATGTATCTGTAGAAGAAACAAAAGAGGAAACGGTAGTTGATACTGCTCCAGAAACCAC